TTTAGCTTCGCCGGTATTGTTAGCCGCCTCAGACAAACGCCGCGTAAACCGTTGCACCGCCATATCGACTGTGCGCGTTTCCACGCCAGCCAGATTAGACGCATATCGCAGCTTTTGCAGTGCTTGACTGGTTACGCCCAGCTTTTGCGCTGTCTTGCCAAGCGTGTCGATGCTTTGCAGTGATGACTTGACCAGCAAGCCAATACCAGCCGCACCAGCAACGGCAGTCAGACCGACCTTGAAGTTGAATAATGCTTTGCGAACAAGCCCTAACGATTGGTTTAACTTGCGGAACGTGCCGCGTGTAAGGTCTTTCGCGGTGATGGTAAAATTAAGATTTTGATTTGCCATCTTCGATCACCTTAAAATAAGCGAACCATTCATTCAGTTCTGTCAGCGTCAATTCTTCAATTTCGGCCTGTGTTTTGTGTAGGCGATCCGCCAAGGCCAGCATATTCAGCCTCAACGGGTCGCCCTTTAGTTTTTTTCAGCGTCCTCGACAGTTTCAACATCGCCAAACATACGGCCAGCAATATCAGCAATCAAGGCCACGCTATCGCCCATTAGGTGCATTTTATCTTCTAGCGTGAACATCCGCTTGCCATCAACATCTTCAGCTTTGGTAATAATCAGATCAACCATTCCGCTGATCGTCATATTGTTCAGAAAGTCTTTGTGCTTTCTTTGCAGCTTGTCAATGTCTCCAGCGGTAATGGCTCCAGAATAAATAACCAATGGTTGCCCATCTTCGCCCCACTCATCAACCCGAATGACCTTTCGGTCGCGGTTACGCCTTGCGGCGATCTGTTCTCCCAAGCCCATTTTTTACCCCTTAAACGGTTGTTTCAGTTAAGCCGCCAGTGCCTTGAAAGCTGTAGGTGGCGGTGTTGATGCCATCAGATGTGACGCCAAGTGAAAAGCTGGTGACAATCGCTGAACCTGTCAGCTTATGATCGCCAGATGTGTTGCCTTCCATTTGCAAGTTCAAAGTGATGCTATCACCAGCGCGGCAGTTTGTTTGCGCTGTGTCAGTATCGTCAAAATATGTTTCAACAGTACCGGTGAAATCCTTGAATGATGCTTGATATGTTTTAGCAGTATCGCCCATAACTGTATCTTCAATTGTGTCAGCGGTTTCATCCAGTGAAAAGCTGATCACTTCAGCCATTACGTCAGTGCCGATTAGGACTGACCCATCGTTTCCTTTAAAAGTCGCCATTGGTTAATCTCCTAAACGGCAGTTTCAACGTCATTTTCTTTGGTGCGATATTGCACCGATATTGTAAACCGACCAACGGCCACCGGCTGTTCACCGTCACCCGAAAAATCAGCCTCAAACGCAACAACCTGTGCATCTTTTGCCAGATTGTTTAGCGTCACATCAGCGGCAATGGCTTCTTCAACCTCGACCGCAATAGTATCAAGCGAATTGTCATAATTCGCTGTGCCAGAAACGTATGCTTCAACAGCAACGTCAAGAACCCTATTTACCGAACGCGCCAAAGTGATTGTATCAAACTCAGTGGCTTCGCTCTTGGTAAAAATGCAAAGTGCCGGAAGCTTTGTCTGTTCCAGCGGGAAAATACGGCTGCGAAATACGTTGCTGCCGGTTGTGGTCAATCCCGTTAGCGCGGTCACGATCTGGTCGCGGATTTGCTGCCGAACGTGCGCCATTATTGTTTCTCCAAGACCAGCGTGGTCATACCAGTGCCGTCATCCTGCACAATCCGCATCGTGTAGTCCACCGCGTTGATCGTGATAGTGTCGCCTTCAGCGGCGGTTGATACGTCTGCGGTGCGGCAAACGAACCGTGGCTGTTGTAATGCAAAGCCAACGCCCCCACCAGCGTCAACCTCAACGAAATCGTTGTCAAATATGCCATTGATAGTGCCGCCCGAATAGGTTGCTGCAACCCCAAAATCGTCAACGCCAATGAAGATGGCGCGATCATCTGCGGTTTCGACAGCCATTAGTCGGCATCCACTTCAGCGGCTTTTGCCTTTTTAGCTGACCACAGCTTTGCATAACCCCGATCAATCAGCTTGTTCGCCTCATCTTCGCGAACATCGTGATCTTCACCGGCAAGCATAATGCCGACTGATCCCGCTTGGCAGTCTTTGATCGTTGTGATTTTGATCAATCTATTTGGCATTTTTCTTTGTGTTCCGCTTTACTAGGCTGGCCGCTGATTTCTTTGTTAGGCCAATTGCCCGATCAGTGATACCAACTTTATCTTCAACCACTTCGACCTTGCCGGTATTGACCAAATCGAAACCTACATTTTCAGCCACTTCGACAATATCGCCAACTTCGTGCGCTTTACCGCCGATTAGAATATTACGTTTACACTTGATTTTCATCATTCACCCCTATGGGAAAAGCAGGGCGACCGGAGCCGCCCCGCTAGTTATTTAGGCATCAATGTCGAGACACGCAGCGAATGACTGGCTATGACGTACGGCGATGTCAAGCTCCTGCATCACGCGTATACGAACCGCGCCTGTGCTTCCTGCGGTGTAAGGGTCGATCAAGATGTCTGGTGTGCTGAAGAAGCCCATCATCAACTGGCTGAAATCACCGTAGATCATTGCAGATGCAGTTGAAAGTGTGCCTTTTGTCAGGTCAGATGGCACGTTGTTGGTGATCGCAAGGTCGTAACCATAAAGGCTGTTCCAAGGTGCATCCAGCAACATTACGCTGTCTGTTGACGCAACCTTTGAAGTTGAAGCCATATGTGACTTAACTTTCGGGTTGGTCAGATAGGCAAGGGTGTTGCCGTTGATTGCAGCGTTGTCAACTTCGACTTCTTTGACCAGATCAGTGATTGCCTGCCAAGTCAGATCGCCACCATTGGTTCCGATTGCGACTGAACCGATACCGGCTGTTCCGGTGATGCCGGTTGGCTCATTAGAACCGCCGCCTTCGATAGCAACATCTTCAACCTTTTGTGCAATTGCGTTTAACAGGTCATCGCGGATGATTTGCTCAACAGATGGGTCAGACTGGATCATCAGCAAGCGGCTGATATCTGTAAATGCACCCAATGATTTTGGTGACATTGTGATCTGTGAGAAAACAGCGTTGACTTCAGATGTTGCGCCATTCTCAGCAACGAAACCGGCTGAAACACCAGTTGCCAGTTTTGGAATAGCAACGTCACCTTTAAGGCCAGTCATAAAGCGTGCGCCAAGCTCATTGAACACCAAGCGCGAACGCAGGGCATCAACAAACTGATCACCAAGATGATCTGTGCCGACCAAGTGACCACCGGCTGTGGCTGTGCCAACAGTCAGGTCACGCTTGCCGCCCCAAAAGCTGTCTGGTGCGTAGAAACCGCGTGCTTCGCGGCCATTGTTCTTTGCAATCTGCTCAGAAACTTCACGCTCAAGACCCTGCAAGCCAGAACCGTTCACCAAGCCGCGAACAGCTTTAATGAATGAATATGACCGCTGTTCTTTTTCTGACATATCAACCGCACCGGCTGACTGCTCTAGTGGCTTGCCTTCGCCAATTGCGTCAAGCAATGTTGCGCGAAACTGTGCAACAGACTGACCAGCACCGATAGCTTGATCGGCTAGATCGCGGCGGTTGTGTTTAACAGCAAGATTGATGATCTCGCTGGCATTCTTTTGGAAATCGCGCTTGGCTGCTTCTGCGGCTGCCTCACGGATTTCATCGTGATTTACTTCAGTCATAACTTTTTCCTTTGACTTGATAGTAGGTTCGACAAAATTAGCATTACGATTAACGCCAACTCCGGCATCTGCCGGAACGCTCACAATGCTGGCTTCGTATGGCAACCAAGATGAAATGCCGACCGTCCCGTCAGCCCTCTTGTCTTCCATTTGGCGGATTTGATAACCGATGCTGACATTGCTCCGGATACCATCCTTGACGTCTTGATAAACTTCTTGAGCCAGTGCGCTTTTTCCAAAGCGAACTACCGACCGCAACTTGCGATCAGATTGATCCAAATAAGTTCTTTCAATGACACCAATTACTTTGGTTTGATCGTGGTCAAGCAACAAGTTTGCCGACCCACTATTCAAACGCGACAAATCAATTGCGCCTTCATTATGACGCAAAACCTCTAAACCGAAAGAACGCTCAACAGGTTCTTCGCTTGAAATCGACATTCTGACGCGGCGGTCGTCTTCTTCGACCATATCCGCAGCGCGTGCGCGGGTCATCAATTCGCCACGATCAACGCGATCTTCATCTTCTTTATATCCAGCGGTTTCAACAACCGGCGGTGTCGCATCTGACTTGCCAAACGTGATTGTCACGCTTTCGTCAGTCTCGACAATATCTTGAATGTGTCTGTCCATTGTCTTTACCTCGCTTGTGCTAAGATACCGCAGATCATTGATCTTGGTCAATGTGCTAAACTTGTGACCCACAAGGCGATCTGTGCCTTCATAGCCTTCATCAGTGCTTTGGTAGATGCGGATCAACGCGGCTGGGTCATCTGGTGTGCCGGTAATTGTGAAATCACTGTCTGGCACGTTGATGCTGCCGTCACGCTCGATGCGTTCAATCTCGCCCCGCGCAGTGCCGCCGGATGATCCCCACGACACAAAATCACCAACCGAAAGCGCATCTGGTGCAGCGCGTTCGCCTTCGTCAATTCTATCCAAAGCCATATCTTTTGCCCTTGCCCACGTTTGACCGGCATCACCGCCCCACGCTGCCCAAGCAACGCGACCTTTTGACGGATAGCCTTCTTCCCCTGCGCTGAACCCTTCAGCTTGTTTGTCAACTTCGTGCCGACTGAAAAAGCTGTGCATCCGGCGCACAATGTCGGCAGATAGCTCTTGCCGATTAACCAATTGATTTGCACGCGCAACCGCAACCGCTGTGCCACCTTGCTCACCTTCTTCGCGCCACTTTTTGAATTTACGCGCTTCCGCTGCCATTCCTTCGGTCGGCTTCAAGTTGATTTCAACGCCTTTATAGGTCGCCATCTTCTTGCCCCGCGTCTATTGATGGTTGCGCTGGTAACTTAGTGCCGAACGGCTGAAAAGCGGTGTCGATGCCGTAACGATCAGCCAGTTCGCTTTCGCGATTGATCTGTTCAAAGATTTCTTCAGTATCGCGGCCATATTGCGAATGCACATCCTGCAAGCTGACGATGCCGTTGTTCAGTGCGGTGACGCTGGCGTTGATTTCTTTAGCCGGATCAACCCAAGCAAAACCGCGTGGCCGATAGATAACTTGATCAGCAAACAGGTCATATTTGCCCATTGGCAAGCTGACGCGGCCAACAGTTATCGCCATTTCAAGCCAAGCCCGATATATCGGGTCAATAAACTGGTCGATCATAAATTGCTGAACCATTTTGAAATGGTCGCGATCTTCGATAGTGCCTTGCCGGATGCTGCTATAGCTAACGCCTTCAAGGTTATTTGCCAGCGATACATATGAAACGCCAAGACCGGACGCGATCCCGCGCAATATTCCCTTTTCAAACTCTGCAAAGCTGTCTGTCGGGTTTTGCGGATCAAAAGCTGTGAATGACATTCCGGTCGGCAATTGCATAAAGCTGCCAGGGGTCGCAGCATCCATTATCGGCGCGTGATTGTCATAATCATCACCAACAAAGCCATCACCTTCGGGGCTTGTGAAGAAACCCATCTTTGACGCAGCCACCCGCGCATTGACCAGCGTTGCTTCTTCATAACCGTCCAGCATCTTGAGCCGTGACAATACGTTGCTCATCCACGGCACGCCACGGGTCTGCCCAGCGCGATCCTGCAAATAGCAGTGGATGATTTCACTAGCTGGAACGATCTTATGATGCCGCTTTGTCTTGCTGCCATAGCCTTGATCGTGATGTGGATGATCTTCAAACAGATAATAGTTTAACGGCTTGCCGGTGCGCTTGTCTAATTCAACGCCCATACGGATTTCATTGCCGTTGTTCAATCGTGCGTCATAGCCTTCATCAAGATAATCAGCTTCAAGAAACTTTAGCGAAAAGCCAAATGGGTTTCCGGCTGGGTTTTTGATCTTTTGGATTAGCACTTCGCCATCGCGTGCCAGCGTTTCCATAAATAGACGCTGCGCTTGCACCCACGATACGCGGCCATCAACAGTGCAGAAACCAGCGCGACCCCACGCTTGCCACGCTTGTTCGATGATCCGGTTGCCAACGCTGTCCAGCGAATTGTCGTCATTGCGCTTGCGAACTTGTATCCGCACGCCGTTTGCGCCAACCACGTTTGTTGACATTATCTGCAAATATCTTTTGGCATATGGGTGGTTGCGGCTGATTTCGCGGCAACGATCCCGCAAAACGCGCAGTGATGGTTTGATTTCGCTATCTGCCGACCGGCTGCTTGATACAAAATCACTGAATAGTCGGCCAGTGTCAGCCCCGTGAAACGCCCTTGCCATCTTTCGCGGCTGGGGCTTTGCTTTGAAAAAGTCAAAGATGCCCATTGTTAAAACCTCACCAAGATGGTTGCGCCAGTGTTATCGCCTTGTCTGGCGCGTTCTTTCTGCAATTCTTTTGCATATTCTTTGCGGTAATAATCCCGCGCACTATTTAAATCTTCAAAAGACATTTTAGTCAATGACCGCCCGTTGATTGAATAGCTGGCAACATCTGCATCCGCTTTGCCTTGCAAGACGCTTTCAATCTTGTCGATCATTATTTGTGCGTGACTGCGCGGGTCAACATTGTCATCTAGATCAAAATCAATATCCAGCGTGCCGGTATCAATGATAATCCGGTTGCTGGTCGCTGTTTCTGTGATCTCTAGCTGCCAGTGATAGTGGCCTTGAGTAAATGCCGCGCTGTCAGTGCTGGCGATTGAAAAAAGGTAATATGTGCTGGCTTCGGTTGCAGCAACTTTGATTTCGCTGCTATTGCCGTGTGCCAGACGCGCAACCCATTCTGCGCTATGCGTGGCAACAGGATAGTCGCCAACAATATCTTCACGTTTCCATTGAACAAAATCACCAATCGCAAAATGCGTTGGTTCGGTTGTCGGTGCATTATCTGTATTGAAAAGGTTTGCCATCAGTTACCGCCAGCTATTAACAAAGCCGCCTTGCCGTGGTCGGCGGGCAAGTGGATTAGGCTGTTGCGGCTGCGGTTGTGTTTCTGGTTCCGGCGCATTAACTACCCTATCGGCAACAGCGTTAATATTCAGCGACAAGATGCAAAGTGCCGCATAAGCGTAGACCCTGCAATCAAGTGCTTCATTCCTTGTGCGTGTTTTGACAAAATCGCGGCGTGGAAACCCTTTTTGATATTTTGTGACGATTTTTTCAGAATTTGCTAATTGCTGATAATACTCGTCAGAACGCCCCGCTGGAAAGTGACAAAACCCTGCACCCTCCGATTGTACCTTTAACCGCGAGAAAATCAACTCCTTGATCGGGAACGTGCCGATTGCGAACAATTTAATCTTTCCGATGTTGTTTTTAGTCGGTCTGCTAACCAATGGCCGTTGTTCGCCGCCCATACCCTTGATGGCAAATATGCGCCGACCTTCGCGTGGCCGGACAAAGTTGTAGACCGCTTGCGTATAGTGACCGCCACTATCTATCGTGGCTGCGCGAATGCCTAGCTGTCTGCCGCTTTCGGTCACATATCCGGCTTTCAGTATATTATCAAGATCATTCCACAAATGCGGCGTGGATGGGTCGCCATACAAAGTTTTGTAATCAAGCGACCAACTTTCCTCATCACGCCCCCAACCAACGATTTCAAGTTCAAGCCGGTCATCTTGCACATCAATGC